AGAGGCATGGGAGCCTACTATGGAGGAGGTAGTAGGGCAGGAACTACACCTCAACAATGGGCAATGGGTAGAGTTAGAAGTTTTGCCACAGGTAAAGGTGGTGCAAGAAAAGCAGATGCAGATTTGTTAAAAAAAGGTAAGAAAAAAAGTGGCATTAAGAAAAAAGCATAAAAATCCAAGTGGTGGCTTAAGTGCAGCAGGTCGTAAATTTATTAATAGAACAACTGGGTCAAATCTAAAACCCCCTGTAAGTGCAAAACAAGCAAAAAAATCGCCAAAGGCAGCCAAACGCAGAAAATCATTTTGTGCTAGAATGGGAGGAATGAAGAAAAAGTTAACTTCAAAAAAAACAGCAAATGATCCAAACAGCAGAATTAACAAGGCATTAAGAAAATGGGATTGTTAAATGACAGAAGAACTTTGGCAACGTTTTGAAGATATTAAGAATGATTTTGAAAAGTTAAGGTTTGGCAATCAAATGCACCTAACGGATAAAGAATTAAATAAAGAATATGTTCTTAATCAAATGCGAGTGTATGCAAAATATTCAGGTCATTTAAATTGGAAAGTATTAAATAGGCTTTCATGATGACAGCAGAAGAGTGGTAAAAACTTAAACTATATTAGAAATCAACTCCGTCAACTCCGTCAATAAAAAAAAGTGAAGGACATGACAGACTTCAAAAAACTAAGTTTTTCAAGCATTTATCAAAAACAATTATCTTTAATGCCAGAAGAATTAAAGCAGTTTGCAGTATATAAATTTGAAAAAATGAAAAATTATCCTTTACATGAAATTTGTAAAAAACTAAATATAGATAGTTTAGTTGGATATAAATATACACTACAAGTTAGAAGAGATTTAAACTTACCTGTTGGATATAAAAAACAAAGCAGAGAAATTTATAAATGAAGGTATTTAAATTTTAATTTTTGCAGAAAACACTATTGAAGTATCTCATGTTGTTGATTGTAATGTTACCAATCAAACAATGATACATGGGCATAGCTATTGGATTAAAGTTTACGTTAAAAGTTATACTGTAAACCCTTTTCCGATTGAAAAGCTTCAAAAAGATTTGCAAGATGTTTGCAAAACTTTAGACCATCAACATTTAAATTTGAGGGTTAAATGTGGAACAATGGAAGGTATTGCAGAATATGTCGAGAATGAATTTGTAAATAAATTAAATTACACAGATTTGGCGCAGATAGATATTTCTCGTAAAAGCATGGGTGTCGGTTTAACGCATGTTTGTAGTTAAAGAAATATTTTACACATTACAAGGCGAAGGTTTTCATTCGGGAAGAGCAGCAGTTTTTTGCAGATTTGCTGGTTGCAATTTATGGAATGGCAAAGAAGAAGATCGAAAAAATGCAGAATGTAATTTTTGTGATACAGATTTTGTAGGTGGTGAAAAATATAATAAATATCAACTTGTATTAAAGTGTAATACAATTTTTGCAGCTACTAATAAATCAAAAATAAAAAAATTTGTAGTGTTAACTGGTGGTGAACCTATGTTACAGGTTACAGAAGAGTTGGTAGAAGAATTTCATAGCTTTAACTTTGAAGTTGCTATAGAAACAAATGGAACATTAGATTGTCCATCTAATATTGACTGGATTTGTGTTAGTCCAAAAAAAGAAGATTTAAAGCAAAAAATTGGAGATGAACTTAAATTAGTTTATCCACAAAAAATAAATCCTAAATTATTTGAAAAATTAAATTTCAAACATTTTTATTTGCAACCAAAAGATAATGAAGATTTAAAAGTTAATGAACAACTGTGCATAAATTATTGCTTAGATAATCCTATGTGGCAACTATCCACTCAAACTCATAAATTTTTAGGTTTGCAATGATTCACTACCACGGCACTCCAGTTACCCCAAGAAAGCATTTATTTAAACTGGAAGGCAAGAATTTTTGTGTTAGTTTTGCACACCCTTATGATATTGAAGTCGTTGTTAAAATTGGTCAAAGTGTCATGATGGACAACGGAGCTTTTTCTGCTTTTACAAAAAACAAAAAATTTAATAAAAAAAAATATTTTGCATGGGTAGATAAATACTTAACACACCCTCATTGGGCAGTAATACCAGATATGATTGGAGGTAGCGTTGAAGATCAAAAAACAATGCTTTCTGATTGGCATTTCCCTAAAGAATTGTCTGCTCCAGTTTTTCATTTACATCTGAATTTAGATTATTTATTATATTTGGTAGATAATTATCCTAAAATATGTTTAGGGAGTTCAGAGATTTATTGGAAAATAGGAACAGAATCTTGGATTAGACGCATGGATCAAATCTATGAGACAATTTTAAAACATAGAAAATATTTACCTTGAGTTCACGGAATGAGAATGTTGGGTCAAACAGACAGGAGATATCCTTTAGCTAGTGCTGATAGTGCTAATGTGGCGAGGAATTTTAGTAGCAGGAATGAATGTCCTCTAGTTATGGCAGATAGGATCGATAAAAAGCAACCACCTTTAAAATATGTTACAAACCCTCAAAAACTATTGTTTAAATGCAAATAGAACATTTACACGTTAAAAAATTAATTCCTTATGTAAATAATACTAGGGAACATTCTATAATAAATCGGAGTTATAAAAGATGACAAGTGTGAGCGTAGGCAGACCACCTCATCAACCATCAACTGAAAAACAAACAATGGTAAGAACATTGGCAGCAGTTGGCATTACTCATGAGGATATAGCAAGTAAATTAGAAATATCAGCAGATACTTTAGTAAAGTATTATAAAAAAGAATTAGCTGATGGAAGAATAGATGCGAATGCTCAAGTAGCCAAAGGTTTATTTGATCAAGCAAAACAAGGTAATACCGCAGCAGCTATCTTTTGGTTAAAGACAAGAGCAGGTTGGAAAGAAACTAATATAAATGAGATTAGTGGTTTAGAGGGGCAACCGGTGAGCATTAAAGTTGTTGGCATCTGAGGTTCAAATTCCCAAAAAGTTATTACCACTATTTAAACCAAAACGAATAAAAGTTTTACACGGAGGTCGCGGCAGTGGTAAATCTTGGTCAGTGGCTAGGGCTATTATACTGCGTTGCTATAAGGAACGAACAAGAGTTTTATGCGCGCGCGAAACACAAAAGTCAATTCAAGAATCGGTGCATAGATTATTGAAAGATCAAATTAATTTAATGAAATTAAGTTATAGTTTTGATGTTCAAGAGCAGAAGATTTTAGGAAAAAATGGTTCAGAAATAACTTTCATTGGGATTAGGCAGCAGGGAGTAGCTAATTTAAAATCATACGAAGGAACTGACATTTGCTGGGTGGAAGAGGCTCAAGTTGTTACTCGTAGATCTTGGGATATTTTAATTCCAACTATTAGAAAAGAAAAATCGGAAGTTTGGGTAACATTTAATCCAGAGCTAGAAACAGACGAAACATTTACTAGGTTTGTAGTCGATCCTCCAGATGATTGCTGGGTGGTAGAAATGAATTATAATGACAATCCTTTTTTCCCAGAAGAGTTAGAAAAAGAAAGGTTACAGTGGCAAAGTCGAGATCCTGTTGGATATAAAACGGTATGGGAAGGAAAGTGCAGACCGGCTATCCAAGGCGCAATTTATACGCAAGAAATTCAAGATGTGATGAGTGAGGGTAGAGTTCGCAATATCCCATACGACCCGCAGCTATTAGTTCATACTGTTTGGGATCTTGGGTGGAATGATGCAATGGCAATTATCTTTTGTCAGGTAGCAGCTTCAGAAATTAGAATTATTGATTTTATTGAGGATTCGCATAGAACCTTAGAGAGTTACGTTAAAGAGATTGAATCAAGAGATTGGCATTGGGGTACAGATTATCTTCCTCATGATGCCGCTCATAAGGATTTTAAGTACGGTAAAAGCACGGAAGAAATGTTGCATAGTATGGGTCGCTCTACTTATATTTTGGGCAGAGGAGATGTTGAACAAGGCATTATTAAGACTAGAATGACTTTTCCTAGAATATGGTTTGATAAAAATAGTACCCAGCCGTTACTAAATCATTTAAAAAGGTATCGTAGAGCCATAAATAGTGCTGGTGAGCCTTCAAATCCTTTGCACGATGAGCATAGCCATGCTAGTGATTCGTTGCGCTACCTTGCTATGGCTGTGGATATGATGTCTAATGAGAGATGGAGTAGTTTACCTCAACAAGACACACGGTGGGTTGTATGATTTTATATAAACAAGGAATTGATCCGCAGCAGAAACTCAAAGAACTTGAAGCACGAATAATTACGTTGGAAGAAAAGATTAATGGACGATCACAAACTCAAGGTTATTCTCGAGCAAGAAATAAACGCGGCCATCGGCTACATCGAGAGCGAAACGACAACGCAGAGGCGCAAAGCGTTGGAAGCCTATCTCCGCAAACCTTATGGAACGGAGATTGAAGGTAGAAGCAGTATTGTTACTGGCGAGGTAGCAGAGGTAGTTGATGGTGCTTTACCTCATTTGATGAGGATTTTTACAGCAAGTGATAATGTAGTTAAATTTGAGGCAAAGAATGCAAATGGAGAAAAAACCGCAGAACAAGCGACTCACTACTGTAATTGGGTATTTAATGCGCAAAATAGTGGATTTTCTGTTTTACACGAAACCTTCAAAACCGCCCTCCTCCAAAAAGTCGGAATCTTCAAAGTCTACTACGAGGAAAAGACAACCACGAAAGAAGAAGAGTACACAGCCCTCACAGAAAGAGAGGTAGCTTTACTGCTACAAGATGATACTAGAGAAATTGTTGAGCAAGAAAAGGAGGAAATAGTTGTTGAGGGCGTTGGCCCTGATGGTATGCCGTTTCCGCCGTTAGTAAAACATAACATCAAAGTACGCAAAAAAGATAGCGTTGGTGCTATAAAAATTGACAGCTTACCTCCAGAAGAGTTTTTAATAAGCAAAATGGGTAAAACAATCGAGGATAGTCCTTTTGTTGCTCATCGCAAACTATTAACGCGCTCTGATTTGATAGCGATGGGTTTTGATGCAGAAGTTGTAAATGGTTTGCCAGCGTATGATGAGTTGAGTTACACGCCAGAAAGAGTGGCTAGGTATAGCGAAGGAGAGCAGCCGCATGAAATGGAATCACTTGATCGGGCGATGCAAGAGATTGAAATTTATGAATGCTATTTATATATTGATTACGATGACGATGACGAGGCAGAACTAAGAAGAGTTGTTTATGCAGCGCACACTGTGCTGGAAAATGATGCAACCGATTATGTTCCTTTTCATAGTATTTGCCCTTATCCCTTACCGCATAAGTTTTTTGGTCAATCCTTGGCAGATAGAGCAATGGATATACAAGAGCAAAAAACAGCAATTACTAGATCAATCTTAGATTCATTATATTTATCATTAGCACCGAGATTGGGCGCAGTAGAGGGGCAGGTTAATTTAGATGATTTATTAAATCTAAGTGCTGGTGGTGTTGTACGAATGAAGAACCCTAATGCAGTGGTTCCAATGACTGTTCCGCAGGTGAGTCAAGGCGCATTCCCAATCCTAGAGTATTTAGATAGCGTACAGGGAAAAAGGACTGGCATATCTGATGGTATGCAAGGATTAGCACCTGATGTTTTACAAAATGTAACTGCGGCAGCGATTGCAGCTTCAACAAATGCAGCCACCGGCAAAATTGAACTTATAGCCAGAATATTTGCCGAAACTGGCATTAAAAGTATGTTTCAAGGTATTTTGCAATTAACTTTAAAATATATGGATAAGCCGAGAACTATCAGGTTGGCAGGTAAATATATAGAGGTTGATCCTCGAGAATGGGATAATCAATACGATATAAGCATTAATGTTGGATTAGGAACTGGAGATCAAAGACAGCAAATGGCATTACTTCAAATGGTAATGGCAAAACAGGAAGAGATTATTAAGGGATATGGACCTAGCAATCCTTTGGTTAGCGTAGGTCAGTATCGTAATGCTTTGGAGAAGTTTATTGAGTTATCTGGTTATAAAGATGCGAAACAATTCTTTAGAGAAATACCACCAGAAGTAGATCAAGCATTATCACAACCAACACCTAAACAACCTGATCCATTAGTAAGCGCAGCAATGCAACAAGCACAGGCACAATTAATGCTAGATAAACAAAAAGCAGAAGCAGATATTGCTTTGAAACGTGAAAAAATGATGGCTGATTTACAGTTAAAACGTGATGAAATGATGGCTGACTTGGAATTAAAGCAACAAGAGTTATTAGCTGAAACTCAATTAGATCAACAAAAAGCGATGATGGGCAGATAGTGTTAGAAGAGTTAAGAAAACTTACTTATAGCATAGCAAGAGGAGTACCACAGGCTGCAACAGGGTTTGTTGATTTGGCTGCATTGCCTTTGACTTTATCAGGAATGATAAAACCAGAAGATGTAGTTGGGAGTACAGATTATTTAACAAAATTAGGACTTTTGCCTAAACCAGAACAAGGTTTATTGCCAGAAACAACAGAGTTGGTTTCTTCTTTACTAAGTCCGGGGGGAGCAACTAAAGCAGCGTTAGTTGGTGCAGGTGGATTATTAGGTGATGCTATATTAACAAGTGGAGCATTAGAAAGATTACCACCTCCAGTAGGTGCTGTATCTAATCCTATAAATTTATTTCATGGAACAAATACCCAATTTGATGAATTTAACACACCGACTGTTTGGTTTACCGATAACAAAAAATTATTAGAATCGCCTACAGGATATGATGGTATAGGAAAACCGAAATACATCATGGAAAGAACTATAGATGATAAAAATTTAAATTTATTAGATTTATCAAAAGAAAGTGATCTTAAATTGCATGAAAATAAATTTACAGATCAACTTATTGACATGGGATATGACGGGGTAAAGTACCCAGGCACTTTCAGAGGGAGAGACGAGAATGTTTATGAAATCTATCAACCGGGATTATCAAAACTAGGAAAAGTTCCAAGTTCTGTAAGCTCAGTTGAAATACCTAAAGGGTTACTAAGCAATCAAGTTCCTATAAAAAAAGAAGGGGAAGGGTTGCTTTCAAACATTCAAGTAGATAGGCTTGAACGGGCTAAAGAATTAGGTTTTGATACTGATCGAGTTATGTATCATGGCTCAACATTTGATATTAAAAAATTTGGTGGAGAACCTAGCCCAGATAGTGCATTTGGTTCAGGATATTACTTTACCTCAAACCCAGAAGATGCAAGTATTAATTACGCAGGAGAAGGACCAGATTTAACAAACAGAATTATAAGAAGAGCAGAAGAATTAGAAAGTGATGAAATTCCCTATGATGAAGCAAAAAAAATTGCAAAAGAAGAATTAAAAGGAGAAGCAGAAGCAGTCGTTTACCCTGTTTATTTGAATGTCGGCAATTCATTTGATATTAGAAAAAATGGAACAAATCCATTTTTAGATGCTGATTACCCAGACCCTTTTGAACAAGATCGTGATTATTATTTAAAACAAACAGATGGCGATATTGATGAAGCAAGAGAGTTAGCAGAAGAAGCAAGGTTTGATTATGAGCCAGAAGGAACATTTGTAAAGTTTTATGATTCTGTTATGAATAATTACGATATGAGCTCAAGCGATAAAGAAGAATTTGCATCTCGTTTCGGAGACTATTTATTTGAAGGAATTAGCGCAAAAGACTTAGATAAACAGTTTAACAAATTAGAGATTTATCCAGAAAGCGAAAACGGAGAGTTAACAAAATCAGAAGTATTTAGACAAGCATTAGAAGATGCAGGGTTTGATTCTATTCAACATGATGCAGACAGATTTAAAATGCAAGGAACAGAAGGAACAGAACATACAATTATCTTTGACCCGAAAAATATTCGGTCGACTCAGGCAGAGTTTGACCCAAAGAAAATAGACGATAAAGATATTTTGTCTTTTAACCAAGGATTGTTAGGGATAGCATAATGGCAACAGAATTTGAAGTAGATCAGTTATATCAAGAAGTATTAGGTCGTCCTTTTAATGATGGCTTTGATATTTTAAATACTTTTACTACAATGACACCAGAGGAAGTTAAAAATTATTTAATACAATCTCCAGAAGGTCAGTTTCAAAGTCAATTCCAAAGTGAAGTTGGCAGACCAATGACAGATGCCGATAGGTATTTTTATATGGAGCAGGCTAAAACAGGTAATTACGGAGATAGTAACGCAGATGGTGTAGTTGATATTTACGATATTTTGTATAATATTGCTCAAAGTGATGAAGCAAAAAGATTTGATGCACCAGTAGTTGTAGATCAACCTGTAAATGTTGTTGATCAAACAGCAGTCGATGCAGGGTTTTCTCCATTAGACTTTTCGATCCCAAACATGACGCAAGTTATAAATCCTAACGTGGAAACTGTGCCTTTGCAGATAACAGGTGGTTCGCAAATTCTACCAACACCCTTACCTGCTAACCCACAATTTTATGGA